TAGGTAGTTCTAGTTTAGTTTCAACTACAACATTTTTTTCATTACCTACATATTTTACAATGACTTTTAATTCAGCCATTTTTTCAGGTGATGCTTCTACTGCTTTAAATAATTGATATAGTTTTTTACCCTTTTTATCACAAACCCAACAGTGCCATGGGTTTTCACCTTTATCATTTTCAGTGAAATTAATCTCTAGTTTAGGTTTAGGGTGGTTACATAGCGGACAGTGGTAAGCATAGTTACCTCTTGCCGTTGATTTACCAGAACCTAGCACCGAATTAGTCAGTGCAACTAGAGATTGATTAAGCATAACCGTAATATAATAAAAAAAGCTTGGTTTCCCAAGCTTAACTTAATATATTTTTTATTTTTAAGAGTTATACATTAACCAATATATATTTTTACCGTTAATATTTACTTTACCTAATCTATCTTCCTCACCTTCATTTTTAATTGGTGAAGTTGAAAATAAAATTTCAACCCCTTTAGATATATTTTTTTCAGTAAAACCCACAGCATTATCTTCAATCATCCCTATTGTTCTTTTTTGAGGTCGATTATCCTTGTTTAATTGAAAAATAACTGTTTTATTTAAAAATCTATCTGGGTTGTTAGTAACATCTTTAATTGAATACGTTTTTCCATTTAATGTGATCATTGCATTTGGAGATGATACCATTTCATAATCAGTAAATAAAGGAGTAGCTATTACATTACCTTTATTATTTGAATAAATATTTTTTAGTTTTTTAATATTTTCATCTTTAATAAGATCTAATATTGTATTTTCGTTATCTTTAACAAACGATAATAAATCCTCATTTTTTTCATTTAAAACACCTGCTAATTCTTGCATGCGTTTAAATTCGTTTAATGATTGTTTCATTTTAAATATTATAACTAATATACATTAATTCTTTTCCAGCTACTTCTATAGGTCTTGGTGCATCACCATTTTCACCTTCAAAATCATCATCTACATCCTCAGAATATCTAAACGCTACTCCACCTCTCATTTCATCACCCTCATCATCATCAAATATTGCTGTTGCTCCAACATCCTCTAAATCATCTATCATAATATCTTCTAAACGAATAGCTCCTACTTCATCAGCGGCTTTAGCTTGATTTTGTTTAATAAAAGATAATAAATCCTCATTTTTTTCGTTGATTTGAGATTCATTTATATCCCAAGATTTACCAACTAATAGTGTATTTAATTGGTCTATATCTTTTCTACCATCTCTTATTACTTTATATCTTTCTAATAAATCCTCATCATCCGATTTAACAGTTTTACCATTAGATAATGTTATAATATATCCTGCTCCTATAGCACCAAATGCCATACCTGTATCTCTACCTTTTTCTATTTTTTCAATAGTAATAGATTCAGCTTCAGTGAACTGTGATTCAGTAATTATACCCGCTAGTTGTTGCATTCTGCGGAATTGTTCGTTTAATGGTTGTTTCATTTTTATAATGTCTTTATAATCATAAATATACAAAAAAATAATTAAGATTCAAAATCTTTCCTAAAAAACTTACCTAATATATTATCGTTAAAATACTCAACTGAATGCTCTAATACACCATATGTAAATAGATACTTACATTCGTAATATGTTAATAGTTTTTTATTGTTTACTATTTGTAGGATTTCGCGAGTAAACTCATCGTGTTTACCATCTTTTAAAATTTCAAGAATCGGTTTGGCTGAACCATAATAGGTCTTCCAATCCGATTCTTTTTGTACTACTTGAGTTGTTGGTTTACGGCCTCGGCCGGTTTGCTCTGCTAATTCTTTCTTCGTTAATTTGCGTTTAACGTTGTGATATAGCGATTTCTTCCCAATATACGATACTCCGCTCGGTTTGTGCGTAGTAATGTATATAAAACCAAAAGCGTCTTGAGGAAAATCCTCAAGTTTTTCAATAACTTGTTTGTTGTATAACCACATTGTGTTTTATATTATTATTTTAATTATGGTGCTGTTGCTGTATTTATTGTTGTACTTATTGAGTATATTATACCTTGTACTTCTGTATTAAACCAAATTGTAGCAGGAGTGTCTGTGCCTCCATTTAAACGTACAACGAAATTACCATTATTGTCTGTTACCGCGTGATTAATTGAACCTGAATTTGATATAGGTACAACATTAGTACCTGCAAGTACTGTATATGTAGTTACTGTACCATTAGTAACTGCTGGTGGTGGTACGGCTGCTGATCCAGTTTGTGCTGTACTAGTCCACCAATGTATTAATTGTTGTGGTCGTGGTAAAGATGTACCATCTACATCTTTAAATGAAGCTGTAATTGCTCTTGTTCCTGCTGTTGCTCCATTTACTGTTAAACTACAACTCACAAATCCCATTCCTAAATTATTAACAATATTTCCTGTTACTGTTAATGAACCTGTGATTATAGTATTACCGTTTACATCTAATGTAGCATTTGGGGTTGTTGTTTTATTAATTGCTACTCTACTACCTGTAGCATATAATTGAACATTACCTAAACCATCAGATAATACTACTGTAGAAGTTAAAGCTGTTGTTCCAGCATATTTACCTATAATTGTATTATTATTTCCTGTTGTTATAGATTCTCCTGAACCAGATCCTATAAGAGTATTACCACCACCTGTAGTTAACAAATCACCTGCTAAAGATCCTACCGCTGTATTATAAGCTCCGGATGATATTGAATATAATGCTTGATATCCTATAGCAGTATTTGAAGCCCCAGTATTATTAGCAATTGTAACACTACCTCTTAAAGCATCAGATCCTACAGCTGTATTAAAACTAGATGTCATATTATACATCGATTCATGTCCTATAGAAGTATTATAATCTTTATCTCGTGAAATAAATAAAGCTCTATGTCCTACTGAAGTATTATAATCACCAGCTAGATTATAAGCTAAAGTTTCATATCCTAAAGCAGTATTATAAATACCTAATGTATTATAACGTAATGTAAGAGCTCCTAAAGCTGTATTTCTATTACCATCTGTATTATCCCTTAGGGCCCAATATCCTATAGCAGTATTAAAATCTGCCGATGGGGTACTATTACTTAAAATGTAAGTACCTACACCAGTGCTTCCTGGACCTGCGCCACCTGTACCTATATCTATAGCGTTTACAGTTAATGTAGCTCCATTAAATGTTAAATTATATTCTCCATTAAATGGAGTATTTGAATCACCTGTTGCAGTTACAACATAGTTATTTACATTATTAGTAATTGCTGTTGCTGCTGATGCACCTGAAGTACCTGAAGAACCTGAAGAACCTCTAGTACCTGAAGTTCCTGATGTACCTGTAGCACCTGTATTTCCTGAAGTACCATTAGTTCCAGCTTCACCCATTGGACCAAATCCAACATTAGTAAATCCTTCATTACTTGTAAGGTAAGTTGAATTAAATGCTAATGGGTTACCTATTGCTCTAGCTATTGTTCTTAATAAAGTAGAATTTTGATAATATCTAACGTTATAACCATCATATGTTATATAAAAAATATCACTTAAAGTATATGCAGTTGCAGCTAATACTGATGTTCCTAATTCATAAATTCTAAAATTACCACCATTATTAAATCTAAATGAATAATTTAAATCATCTGGATCAGCGGATAATGCATTTTCAGTTAAACCAAAAGCTACATCTATATTATCTGCTGTAGTTTTTGCTGTCACATAAACTCCTCTTGAATATGATTGAGTTGAACCTGCATAAGCATCATAGCTACTACCACCTCCACCTGTGTTTATAAATGTTGAAGAATCAACACCATAAGAAGTATCTGAAAATACAGGAGTAAATACTGGTATACCCATAAAACCTGAAGTACCTGATTCGCCTGATGTTCCTGATGAACCTGGGGTTCCTGGATCTCCTGCTGCACCTGAAGTACCACTTGAACCTGGGGTTCCTGTAGCACCTGATGTTCCATTTGAGCCATTAGCGCCTGAGGTTCCTGAAGTTCCGTTTGAGCCGTTTGCACCTGAAGTGCCTGAAGTTCCGTTTTCGCCTGAAGTGCCTGATGTTCCATTTGAGCCATTAGCGCCTGATGTGCCTGAGGTTCCGTTTGAGCCATTAGCACCTGAAGTGCCTGATGTTCCATTTGAGCCATTTGCACCTGAAGTGCCTGATGTTCCGTTTGAGCCATTAGCGCCTGAAGTGCCTGAGGTTCCGTTTGAGCCATTAGCGCCTGATGTGCCTGAAGTTCCGTTTTCGCCTGAAGTGCCTGATGTTCCGTTTGAGCCATTAGCGCCTGATGTGCCTGAAGTTCCGTTAATTCCTGAAGTACCATTAGAACCATCTGAACCTGTAGCGCCTGAAGTTCCATTTGAACCATTAGCGCCTGAAGTACCTGATGTACCATTTGAACCATTAGCACCTGAAGTACCGTTTGAACCATTTATACCTGAAGTACCTGAGGTACCATTTTCGCCTGAAGTTCCTGATGAACCTGGGGTTCCTGGATCTCCTGAAATACCTGAAGTTCCTGATGAACCTGGAGTTCCTGTAGCACCTGAAGTACCGTTTGAGCCATTTGCACCTGATGTGCCTGAGGTTCCGTTTTCGCCTGAGGTACCTGAAGAACCTGTAGCACCTGAGGTACCGCTTGAACCTGGGGTTCCTGGAGAACCTGGAGCACCGGAAGTACCTGAAGAACCATTAGCTCCTGAAGTACCGCTTGAACCTGTAGCACCCGAAGTACCTGAGGTTCCTGTATCACCTGTAGCGCCTGAAGTTCCTGAAGTTATACCAGGAGCTGAAGTACCTGAAGTACCGCTTGAACCTGTAGCACCTGTAGCACCTGAAGTACCTGAGGTAATACCAGGAGCTGAAGTTCCTGAAGTACCATTTTCTCCTGAAGTTCCATTTGAACCGTTAGCACCTGAAGTACCTGAAATACCAGAAGTACCACTTGTACTACTACCACCGCCTCCACCTGTAATTTCTACGAAAATATTATTTGGATTTGATCCTGATTGATATACATTAACTCCTGAACCAGTATAGTTAACACCAACTAACTGTGATGTTACTGTTGAACCGGTATAATATACGTGAGTTTGAAGAAAATTATCTGTAATACTTAATGTATCTGTATTATATGCTCCAGGAACTGTTCCTGCTTGAAATGCGTAAGAACCTGCTAAATCATCTTGTAATGAAGTAAAATTATGTTCTGGGGAAGATGAACCAAATGGATTTGTAATAGCATTTGTAGGTACAAATCCACTTTCTGCTTGTGTTCCTTCTGCATCCCAAGCACCATAAAAACTAATTTTACTTAAAGAATCATCCGCATATAAAATTTTAGTTACTTTATATAAAATATATATACCATTTAATGGATTTCCAGTATTAGGATCAGTAGCGTTAGCTGTTACTACCCAATATGAACCACTGCCCCCTAATTGATCGGAACTTGTTACATCTGAAACAAAAACATTACCATTTACATTATAAAAAGAAGCACTTTCAATTAAATAAGTACCTGGGGCTGTTTGTAAATCAATAGTTGCTGAAGTTACAGTTGCTGTAGCATTTCCGTTTAATGTAATAGTATTTGAACTTGTATTAAAAGATACTATAGATGTATTTGAAGGAATATTAGCATTACTAGCTGTTAACGAAGATGTTAAATAACTAAAGTTACTGACCCCAGTAATTATGTTGGATCCATTAGTTAAATTACCAGTTATCGAATTAGGAAAATCGTTAAAGAATGGTATGGTTAATGCTCCGTTTTTATAATATGCCATAATAGAAAAAATATATTTTGTTATAAATATTAAAAAAAAAAGCCCTAAATTATAGGGCTCTTAATTAATATAAAAATTTTTACGAAAAATTAACTCTTATTAATTGAGATGGAGTACTAGTCATACCAGTTAGAGTAAATATATTAAAATTAGAAACTGTTTCTATTGACATAGCTGCTGTTGTAATACCACCCGAATTTGATTGTACCCTAAAAATTGGAAAATATTGATTTCCAAAAGCATTATCTGTACCAGCACCATTAGTAAGAGATTGAGGCATTGTTATAGCAACAGGACCATTACTAGCTCTAGTTCCTGTTTGAATTAATAATCCTAATATTTGAACATCTGCACCTGAAGGACAAGCTATAGTTACATTTGCTGCTCCAGAAGTAAAGGCTGTTGTTCTAATAGCAGCACTGTAAGCGGCTTCTGTTCCTGAAGTACCACCTGAGTCAGCTGTAGTAACAGTAAAACTAACACCAGCACTAACTGATGTTACTGTTGTATAAAAATTATCAGCATTAGCATTTCTAATTACTACACAATCACCTACGGAAAATGTAGCTGTAGTAGTTGCAATAGTTAAACTAGTAGTTGAACGTGCCCAAGATAAACCAGTATAAACTGTTGCTGAAGTTACAGCAAACATGTTTGGACCATCAGTTGTACCAAAAGCACCACTACCTGTAACAAAATATCTTGAAACGTTATTATATGAAATTGAAGATCCACCACCTCCAGCACTAGTTCCTGATGTACCAGCAGTACCAGTAGCACCTGATGTGCCACTTGAACCTACAGCTCCTGAAGAACCTGAAGAACCATTAGCACCTGAAGTACCGCTTGAACCTGGGGTTCCTGGAGTACCTGAAGAACCTGAAGAACCATTAGCTCCTGAAGTTCCTGATGTACCTGTAGCACCGGAAGTACCTGAGGTAATACCTGGAGCTGAAGTACCAGAAGTACCGCTTGAACCTGTAGCACCTGTAGCACCTGAAGTACCTGAGGTACCTGTAGCGCCTGAAGAACCTGAGGTACCATTTGCACCTGAGGTACCTGATGTGCCTGTAGCTCCTGAAGTACCTGATGTACCTGTAGCTCCTGAAGTACCTGATGTACCTGTAGCACCACTACCTCCTGAGGTTGAAAATCTTAATTGTCCTGTTGTATCATTTATAACAACGGTTTTATAGCTAGCTCCTGTACCTTCTAACATTCCATTAATATTTAATGAACCTGTAACAGTTAATGAGCCACTAATGGTAATGTCATAAGCGGCTGTTCCTGTTAAGGCATCTATACTTTGAGATACATCTGCTGCTTGAACTATATTGCCGTTTACTATGTTTGTTTTTGATAATGTAAGTGCCATTTTATCTATCTATGTTTATAAGTATTGTAGTATCTGTTGTAGGTGAAGTTGGTAATGGTTGTGATAATTTTCCTATTGCTAATAAATTTTGATTTTCATCATATAATCCCACTGTTGTTACATAAGGAGCAAAATATGATGATGTTATAAAATCATAAACAGCTCCATCGGTTGAACCTGATAATGCTGAAGGATTTAAACTAAAATTAAATTCATTTTCACTAATAGTACATTTATATTGCGATTCATAAATATTAAGAGAAGATGAAAATGAACAAGTTACATTTGGAGATGAAATAAAATCTTCTATAGTAAGACTTGATCCAGAACCATATATGAGTGAACCATAATTACCATATCCATACCCAACTGTACTACCACTACCATATACAAGTGAACCATAAAGACCATACCCATATCCATATCCATCTTCACCTAAAATACCTTCAGTAATAATTGCTAAACCATGAGGATAAAATATTTGTCCACAAATAAATCCTGTATTTGAATTTATTAAATTTCCTTCACCATCATCATTAATTAAAATACCATCCGAATTCCATATAAATGAATTTGGTACAATATAATTACCATATAAACGTGAAGGAATCGATAAAACCCCAATTTGGGAACCTGATCCTGTAGGGAATATTTTTTCAAACGTTAATGTAGTTTGATTATAATTAAAATATCTTCCATCCGATTGAGCTGGTCCAATAAATCTATCTCCTTCTGGAGTAGTACCGGGTATTAAACTAGCTGTAACAGCAGGGTCATTGTAACTTGAACTCAAATGGTTTGAATAATATAATTCTTGAATAGAACTATATATCAAACGTTGATATTCAATAGAAGTTTGACCTGTTGTAGGATCAGTATCAGGATTAAATAATGAACCTGATAAATTTGTTCCTAAAAATCTATTAATACTAACATCAGATGCATCAAGTTCAACCCCCTTATAAGAAAATGCCTTATTTACCTCGAAGGGGACGACTGTGATGTCTGCTGCTAAAAATTGTTTGAAAGCACCCATTCATTTTAGAAATCTAACTTAACTCTAATAAGAGCTTCTTTTGTAAAATCTTTTGGCAATGGTCTTGAAAGTTTAGCTACTGCTAATAATTCGTTGTTATCGTTATATAAACCTACAGTTGTAATGTAAGTTTGTGGGTTATTAATAAATGAAGAATATAATACTTCACCTGTTGAACCCGAAATGAATGATGGATTTTCTGAATAATTAAATTCTGAACTTCTAGGTCTTACAAATATAAAATCTGAAGTAATTGATTCTTGAGCATTTAGAAAAAAATCACCAACTGTTCCAAGTTTAGCCATTGATTGACTAATAGCTTGATATAAAGAAATATTAGCACTTGTTATAGGTGTTATAGATCCTGTTGATACTACAACTTGAGGACCCCAAGCAAATGAACCACTATATCCTAAACCAATACCTCCACTAATAGGAAAATCAGCTAAAGCCATTGGGTTTAATAAAATAGTTCCAATATCTGGTAATAACCAACCATATGATCCTGAATTTTTAGAATATCCTTCAGATGTATTAGATCCTAAATTTGAAGATATAACACCTGTTGAACCTGTGATTAATTGAAATACTCTACCTGCTTCACAAAATTGAACAGCAGATACATAGTTACTATTATCTGTTAAAGTAATTGAACCTGAACTACCTGAAAGTGTTAATGATAAAGAACCTAAAAATAATGAATCTTTATATCTTGCTCTTTCCATAGGTAAAGCAAAAAATTCAGATGAAGATACAGTACCAAATACAAATTTAGCGTTTTCATCACCTAATACTAAGTCTTGCCATTGGCCCCAAATTGTTCCAGTTGGAGATTTACCATTAACAGCTTGATTATAATTTAAACTACCACTACCTACTTCATTACCATAAGCAATTGCAAACTGAATTGATGCTGTAGTTGTAGAATTATAAGCATTAATATAATAGTTACCTGCTGAACTTGCTACTTGTACAGAAGAAGTAAATATCGAGGTTAACGATGGTGAATTATTTGAAAATAATGTAGATGAAATAGCATCCGTGCTAACTACAAAATCACTTGGGTCTAATCTGTTAAATGACATATTCTATTTTTTTATGAAGATACTCTTGTTACTGTTACTGGAATTGTTAAACGAGCGCCTGAATCTCTACCTACTACTGTTAAAGTAGCCTGTAAGATATTATTTGATCCAAATAACGTATTTACTGTTGTTGCTCTTAAATTAATTGTAGTACCTACAACTGTTCTAGATACTGAAGTACCTAATGTAGTTGTTTGATTAGTTACATTTAATGCTGTTACTGATGGAGTATTAACACCTACACCTTCGAATGTTGAGAATAATCTAACATCAGAGATTGTAGCTGTATAACCAGCAGCTTCAAAAGTATTTCCACCAAAGTAATTTAATGTTTGAGGTGTAATTGCTAATGCAGCACCTTGTTTGATTATAATCGAAGTATAACCTAAATCCAAGATTGGCATTCTAGCTGTACCACGAGGTAAAGTTGTAAGTTTATACTTCATTACCTGTGTTGATTGAGGAAACGCCTCTAATAAAGGCATGTTATCAATCGCTTGTCCATAATAAGCAGAACCTGAAGGGTGGTTTGGATTATACAAAGTATAATCGATTTCGTCATCTGCTAAAGCAAACTGAGTGATTCTAAATAGACCATCGTTTTGAGCTAGCAATTGACGGCCTGTATCAGTTAAAATTGCGTCTACTGTTACTACGCTGTTATTTAAATATCCCATTTTTTTGTGTATTTTATTATAAATATGTTAAATTAAGTTTCTTGATGTAAGATCAGTAATAATACTATCAATATTATCCTTAAATAAATTAGTTGATTTTTGAGTAAATATAAATCCTGAACCTACTGATGGATTACTTCCACTAAGACCAATATTTAATACAATTCTGTTTAAATTTTGATATTGTCTTACAATTACGAATTTATTTAAAATTTGTGAATTAGTAAAAAATACAGGATTATCTAAATATACATAAAAATCAGTATTTGTAAATGATGTACTTATTATTCTACTTCCATATAAAGAAGAAGAAACATAAAATATATCACCAACTTCAGGATTTATAGTAGAAACAGGTGCATCAAATCCATCTCGGGCCATACTAGAAACAATATCTCCAGGGTATTGATAAATTCCTGGGTTTATAGAATTAGATATAAATTGGTTTCCTATTGTAGCTATTGAAGAAGTTAATACAGTAGCTCCATATATAGAAGATGTTGCCCAATATGGACCATATACTTCAGGTGTTGATATACCATATTCATCAAATTTCATTGATCCTGTTGAATCTAAAGTAAATTCCCAAATATTAAAACCTGAACTTGAGGCTGTCATTATTGGAGAATTAAGATATTCAAAAGGAATATATACTGTATTTTCTCCTTGAACTGCTGCTAATGTTGTTTGAGTTACTGAAGATGAATTTTGAACTGTAATGGTTACAATTTCATCTTTACCAAATGAAGCTAATCCATTCCAATAATATGAACTAGATATTTTTGGTTGAAGGAAATTTCCTTCATCATCTATCATTGTTTCTAATTTAAAAATAGTAGAATTAGCAGGATAAAAATTATCGGGGTTAATTGCTCCTTTATAATAAAAAGCAAATTTACCATATTGTTCAATAGCTGGAAGTTGATTTTCTGTTCCTATATTAATATCAGGGGATGTATTTTTACACCCATCATATCTTGGATTAGCAATACGAGCTGTTGTATAATTAGAAGCAGGTGTTGTTGATGGTGTTGCACTACCTGTTCCTCTAGAAGCACTAATAATATTAACGGCATTTACGGCTGTAATAGCATTTGAAGAAAAATCAACATCAAAAAATTCATCATTAAATCTTGTTGCCTCTGCATTATTAACTAATGTATCATAATTTGAATTAATAAATATAGTATTATCAATTGGGGATAATACTACTAATCTATCAAGGTATGTTGCTGCTGTATATGTTAAATTATCAGCAATTAAAGTATATAAAAAATAATTTGATTGTTCTTGAATACTAATTACTGTATGGGTTTCATAAGTTCCTGTTGGGCTTAAAATATCAATTCTAAAGTCTTGTAAATCTTCAAGAGTAGAAGTTGTATCTAAACCATTTAAGGAAGTTTTACTAATTTTGGCATATTTCATTCCAAATCCAGGAGACCCAAAATTTTGATAATAATAACATTGCATTTCTCCTGAAGGTACTGGATCGGCAAACCATGCATTTTCGCTTATAAATACATTATCATAAAGTTTAATATCATATCTATATTCTTGAGTAGGGAATTTTAAAAATGGATTACCACCATTTAAATCTCCATCAGTAACTAATATTTCTGAACCTTGTAATTCACCATTAAAATCAAATTCATTAGGGATTAATACTTGATTTAATCCATAAACAGTTTCTACGGTTTGGTAATATGAGGGTTCTTGATATATGTTTAAATTACTTATAACAACAGGATCAGGGATTGATACACTACTTTTATATAATAAAACATATCCACTTGTTATATTAAATGTTTCGTTTATTGTATAATTAGTAGTAGTTGTTGTATTATTTTCATATAATAATATTCCTGAATTTATATCCTGACCATTATATATTTTAAAAGTTGTGTTAGTACCACTAGAAAATATATTAGCTTGTATATTAATAGCTCCAGTTTCACCAATATTAATTAAAGATGAAGTCGCTGAAGGATTAGTTAAACTAATTGAGGATGCAGAATATATTAAAGTTTCTGTATCTACAATTGATCCACCTGAGCTACCAGTAATAGTATACATTTGAATTGATGAACCTGTAACTAATAGATCTTCAACTTCGTAGGGAATATTTGTTGCTTCAAATCCACTTCCAGTTACATAAGCATCTAATAAAACTGATCCAATTGATGAATTACAATAAAATTCTATTTTACCTCCTGCTGTTATATTATTATAAGTAAAATTAAATGAAACTTCATCTCCAGTACGTAAACTATTTACACCATCAAGAGCAAGTAATACTATAGGAGGTCCTGCAAGTGCATCTGGTGTATAATACCAAATGTAACAATCACTTCCATCAGTTCCACTAACATTATTAAAACTACCTGTAAAAGTAGTACCAAAATTATATGTGTGGGGTGCAAATACAGTATATGAACCAGTTGGAGATATTTCTGCGTTAGTTAAATTAAATAAAATATCTGTTACATATGAACCACTTTCAACCCATGCAATTGATGAGGTAATATTAGGTTGTGGAACAGGATATTTATTTCTTTCTAAAGTTGTTTGTTTAATTACAATACCTGAAGCTAAATCTGTTCTTGCTGGTGTCCAGTCAGCAATCATTTTAAATAAAGAGTTATCAAAATATTTGATAAGTCTTATATAATCCCAAATATTATAATTGCCTGTATATTTTTCAAAATAGTAATCTCTAATATCATCTAAAGCAGGATATGATTCTTCTTTAGTTGGTACTAATCTTGGATCACCAATATATTCACCAATGTTAAAATAACCTAATTGACCAGCGATATCATTATTAATTTGATTTTGAGGTGAAAAGGCTACTTCAACATAATCAATGTTTGGTGTATAAGATCCACTTACAGCAACACTTTGTTGTATTGAAATAAATGGAGATAATACTTGATTTGTTGGTAAGTTAGTTTCATTACTTCCACTATAAGGTAAAATTTCACCTTGTTGTCTAATTTTATTAGATACTCGGTTTTTAATACCTGCTGGGAATTGATTTAAATAAAATATTTCGGTATTTGGAATATATGTTCCTCCTGAGCTTGTGTAAAAATTACTATTAGAAGCAAATGAAGATGTAGTTATCCAAGAACCTGTTACTTTAGGATGAATTGATATTGATGATGTATATAATTCACCTCCTAAAGACGCTCTAAATGCTAAATCAGTTGGTGCTGTATTAACACCATTAGCATCTATTGAGTAAGGATTCATTACATAATCATTGAAAGAACTTGAATCTAAAGCATTAACATAATATCTAATTTCTTGAAATGAACCTGTAAAGTATTTTCCAGCTAGGGATGATGAAATACCAAAATAAGATTTAACGGCATTATTCCAAGGATCTTCTGTAAATGGATCAACTGATGATGAAGCTTGAAAACCAATTGTATTTCCATCTTCACCTTTATAATTTTTATCCTTAGCATATAAAGTATAGACTGAACCTACTTTATTTATTAAAACAGACCACCATTCTCCATTATAAAAAGGTAAGTAAACACTTGCGGATGTTTGAGGAGAAGTATAATCAGGTATAAAATCTAATTTAGCATATTGGTTATAAGGATTAACTACAGATCCACTATATGATCCTGTTGTATAACCTGAACCAGTATATTTTAAAACTAATTTAACAAAAGTATCAGTTTCCCATAAACTTTGAGAAGCAATACTTGCTGTGTTTTGTGGTAAACCATCTGTTCTAAATCTAAATTCTACTGCTTGAGGAACATCATTATCTGCGTTCCAAGAAGTATTTAAAGAAAATGATGAACTAATGTATGATGAACCACTTGTATAATAAGCAAAATTATATTGATCAAACCAAAGGTCATAATCATTTTCTATAATTTTATCTTGACCACCAAATTCGTTTACTTGTAAAATAGTATCGGGGATACCATAAAGAGTAACTAATGCTCTTAAACCTTCTACTGTACCTTTTTTCTTAAGTAAGTAAGGTAAATTCGCATATATGCGTTTATATATCTCAGCGTTTATGTCTTCGGTCGGTATTAATGACCCTGTAGCTGATGCGGTAACATACGTGTTTATATACTCATATCCCGAAGGAGTTGGCAATGAGCCAGTCGTGTAAGGTAAATTATATAAACTGCCTGAAGGTGTTAAACCTAATAAAGCTGAGTATAAATCGTTTGTTGAAAAGTTATTTTGATAGATTTTAATACCCATATCTCTTAAGATATCGGCTACTAAATCTTTTGATACACCATAATTTAAACGGTTATCATTATTGTATTTATTTGTAACATCTTGAGTATATAAAAATATATTATCAAAATGTTGACCAATCATTTCTATAAACAACTCATATTGAGCGTTTGATGGATCTTCTAAAAGATAAGAAGGAATAGTATTTATTAAAGCATTGTTATTTTCAATGTCATATTCTTCTGCTACTAAAGATTGAGATATAAACCAATTTGATCCAGATGTAGATGTTGTTGTATAATTAGTATATGGAGGTGTTTGACCTGTTTTTGGCCAACAAGCTGAACCTGAATCAAAGTATAAGAAATACTCATAATTATCAAATCCAGTAATAATTTCATTTATTTTAGATTGCCAAACAACATTACTTGATGAAACGTAGTAGTTTGCTGAGGTGGTACTTGAATAACTTGCACTGTAATTATATTGTTCAATTAAAGATAGTTTATAATAAAAATTTTCTAATCTAGTTTGAGCAGATGAAAAATGAATAAAATTATCATAATTAGAATAATCTATATTAATTTCAATTCCTGTTTTAGCTAATAAACTATTTAATTGGTATCTTAAACTTCCAGAACCTTGGGTTGAATCTGTAACTGAAAGTTGATTTGAATTATTATAATCTGTTGAATTATTAATTTGGTTTTTAATATTAAGATTAGTATTTGGACCTTTTAAATAGATGTTATTATCAGCTACATCAAAAGTTTGAACAATATTAATATTATAAGCAACAGGAGTTGCTACTTGAGTTACTACCCATAATTGAGAATTTATTGTAAATTGCTCTGGAAGTGGTTCGTATAGTTTAACTAATACTGTAGGATTAGTAATACTAGAAGTATCTAATAAGATATTATTAGCAATTGCTAATTCATTATCACCAAAATTTAAATAAAAATCATAATAACTTCCTGTTGAAGTAGTAATATTATTTGATAATTCAATTGAAGAAGATATTACTAAAAAATCAGGTATTAAAGTTGTATCTAATCTAACCTCAGTTCTATCTGGGCTGATTTGAGATATAAAATAAGTATTATTAGGATTAGATGCTAATTTATTACTTACAAAATTATATAAAGTATTATATTGACCTTCAGTAAATCCTTGAGTTGTTAAATCAATTTCAGGATAGATAGTTAAAACATTATCTAATAATCTATAACCATTATAACCAAAAACATTACTTGTTAATATATTTCCATTTAAATCATAAATAAAATATTCAATATGATCTGTAGTAGGGTCAAATGAGTTTTCAGTTTCTATAGAAGTAATAAGAGAAGTATCACTCACTGAATATTCTTGAAACTCAAATGTATTTGGGTTTAACGGGGTTATGTTAATTATTTCGGCCATTATATACTTCCTGTTGATATTGTTGGAATTGTGATAACTTGTTGTTGTAAATCTAAATTTTCTTGTCTTAATTGAGT